CGGTTTTAAGAGTGTTCTGTACCTCTGTAAGCTTCTGCTGGTCGATTAAGTCGCTCTGAGAGCCTTTAAGAGTAGTATCAGCACCTATATCAGTGATTTTAGCACCAGATTCGATTACTTGCTGAGCAACTAAGGCTTGTTGTTGAGTGACTAACCCAGCGTCCGCGGCGGTTTTAAGAGCAGTTTGGACTTCAGTAAGAGCTTGCTTAGTAACTAGAGTTTTCTGTTCCGTTACAAGGTCTGTCTCTTCGTCTACCTTTAGCTTCTGCGCTCCTTTAAGAGCAGTTTCAGCAACAGTATCAATTACCTGCTGTGCTACCAGAGCTTGTTGTGAGGTAACTAAACCAGCGTCAGCAGCAACCTTAATAGCGTTCTGTATCTCTGTGGCTTTCTGAGCGTCTGTAAGTTCTTCTTGAGCTCCTACTAACTCTGTTTCAGCATCAATCTTCAGCCCTTGCTTGGTTTTAACAGATGTATCTGCAACTACGTCTAAGACTTGTTGAGCAACTAGAGCTTGCTGCTGAGTAACTAATCCAGCATCTGCTGCTGCTTTGATCGTGTTCTGAGTTATCAGTTCTTTTTCAGCTACTAATTTATCGGAAGTCTTAAGCTCTGTGACGAGTCGTAGTGATAGTAGTTTTTCTTCTGCTGACTGTTGGAGGAATAGTACCTCCTCTACTCCCATGTTCCTTAGTTCGGAAGGGAACTCGGTGAAGCCCAGATCACCCGCGCTTCCTCCATTGCGTACGTTGGCTTGAGTTAGGATGGCGAGGCTTACCTGCTCCTCTTGAAAGGAGAACTTTAGGAGCTCCTCAGAGCCTACAAAACGTGATTGAAGGATACGAGCAGCACGTATAGTTATATAACGTCGGGCTTCTTCGGGAATACCATTATTACTAAAAGCAGCAGCCGACGCTGTAATTGTAATATTACTTCCAGACGTATTAAACCACCACCCCTTACTTTGCACATCATTACTAACTTCCTTAATGATTTGTTTAGCTAATACTACGTTAATTGAGGGGTCTGTAACTTGGCTTACAGGTGTTTCACCAAGGCAGCTCAAGCCTACGTTTATAGCATCTAAGAGTGAAGTTTGGGAGTTATTTACGTCTGTCATTTTTAAGTCTAAACGTCGCTAGTCATACCAGTCGCAGTAAAGGAACCTTTAGCATAAGAAGCTTCTCCTGTAACGTTTCCATCTTCTTTTACGAAGATTGTGTAAGTACTGAAACGAGTGTTGTCAGTTGGATTATGAGAGGTGGCTTTTGCCATTTTAAAATTATCGGACCCATGATTTGTAGGATCAGTTCCAGCGTTAGCTGCATACCCTAAGTAGAGATGCTCAACGATAGAGTGGATAAACTTACGAACATCACCATTGGCAGCACTTAGCTCGGCATCCACATAACCTAATTGGCTAAGTTGAGCTGTTACGTCTAGTGTAGTTTTATCGGTCGATGTCTCATAGTTAACGCCAGTAGGATACCAGTTGCTAGGAGTGTTTTGTTTAGTTACAGCTGAGTTTCCAGAGCCGTGGAGGAATTTATTTGCCATAATATTTTACTTTTTTGATTGTTATTTTTTCTTCTTAGGAAAGCCCTTTTTCATATTGTCATAAGCTTTCTTAGATACTGTTGAGTTTTTCTTAGAGCGACTAATACCTAGTCCCTTTCTTCGGTTAATGTTTCTGTATAGTGACATAATAAATTAGCATTTCCATTTGCGGAGGGCTAAAGCCTTTCTAGTTGGGCGTCCTTTAGAATCCTTCATAGGTCCTTTAACTCCGCTCATACGAGCACAGAACGATCTCTTTCTAGCTCCTCCTTTAGGCTGTGGAGCTTTGAGTTTTGATCCTGTCTTCCTGTTATAGTAGGCACGTCCTTTTGCGTTGAGACCTCCAGAAGGGTTTTTGTGTTCTTTGCGAAGGCTTACGCCTTTGCGTCTTTTCTTTGCCATGACTAAAAAAAGAACCCCACCCCTCCGAAGAGGGGCAGGGATCAGTTTTAATTACTTTAGGTAGGATCGACTGCAACAGCGCACTCAGGGCGTAGAACACCATGTCCCATAGCGTACTTAGCAACGAAGAGGTTGCCTTGACGTTGGATTTGGTATTCCGACTCTGTGGCGAGGTCGAGTAACTTAACAGTACCGATAGCAGCAGATGTACCAGCTACGAAACGTGTAGCGGAGAGATCAGCGTTATAGGTGTTGTTACCGTTATCATCATCAATAACTCCCTTATCACGACCGTCTGCACCAGAGGCAGGGGCAGTATTGTCAACACATACGTCAGCGATGTGGTTCGTCTTGATTAGACGGATACCAGCAACAGAGCTGATTGTACCTGCACCGACGTTACCGTTACCACCGAAGTCACTATTAGCTGCAAGAGAACCGTTACCGTTTACGATAGCAGTAGTGTCAGCTGTGATCAGCGTGTAGTAATCCGCAGGGCGAAGAAGAGCGAAACGTCCTTCGGAAGGAGCGTCTTTCTCATCAAGCGTCTGAGCAACTGTAAACAACGAGTCGATAAGCTCAGCTGCTGTAGGAGCAAGTGGATTAGCGTAGTTAGGGGCATAAGTAGAGCCTACAGGACCGTCTGTGTATACAGGACTAGTGGTCTTGGCTGCTGCAACGAGTACCTTCATGGTAGCTAAGTCGAAGCGTTTAGCGAGGGCTTTACCGAGTTCCTTAGCGTAGATGCTACGGACGTCATAGTGGTTCTTAAGCTCGTCGATATTAGCGATGAACGTAGAAGCCAAGAGTACATCATCAATGTTGATGGTGCGCTCAGCGTGTTTGATTTCAGACAAGAATCCGTTGGACTCTGTCATGATATCTTTTCCAGCACTATGGTATTTTGCTTCAGCAATGCCAGTTACGGGGAACTGGGCACTCTTACCTGAGCTGAGGGTGCGTACAGTGTGAAGCTCTTTCATTACGTTGTTTTCTTCGAACGTAGTGAGGATTTCACCGCTGAACACCTTCAGGAAGAGGTCATTGTCTGCTGCAAAACTACCACCAGCACCGTTGCTTTGTCCCGAACGGGAGAATGTAGTTAGGTTTGACATTATATTATTTTCCTTATTAGGTTATTGTTTTTGTTGAGGGGTGTCGTCCTTAAGTTCTTCCAGTAGATTGTCTCCGCAGAGGTCAACGGCTTCATTTAAGTTCAGACGGCTTTCTTTGCCTACAGCACCGTCGCGCTGAGGGTTGGAAATTCTAATTAACGGGTTCTGGCACTACGCCAGCATCCACGTCCCCACCATGCATACCAATCAAGTCTGGTACATCTTTAGTGGGCTCGTTTACCACGCCAGCATTAACATCACCGCCATGCATACCAATTAGTTCTGGTACTTTTTGAGCGATTTTAGCAGCTTGAGCTACTTGCTGGAGGGTCTCTTGTAAAATTGGTTGTTGTTCTTGTTGTTCTTGTTGTTCTGGAGGTGTGATCGGAATATCAACTCCCTGTATCTTATCATACTCGCCCATAACTTTAGAGAGATAGGTTTGTAGTTTGTTTCGCTTGTCCGACATCGCCACCTGTGTGTCTGCACTAGAATTTCCGTGCCGACCATTATACCACTCTTCATCTAGATATTTGTAAGCACTTCTTCCACCATTCCAGATGTAAGCTAAGCGTTCTGGAGTTGGGTCAATACCCCGATTACCGAGATAGTTGTAGTATGCTCGATAAGCATCACGAGCGAGCTGTTCTCCAATTATTGGGTGCTCTGCGTCTGCGTGCTCATAATCAGTTCCAAGAAGCTCGTTAACGTCACGCACGAAGATAGAATGCATTTGATACTTTCCCCATGCCTTGCCATTGTCTCCTCGACGTATGTTTCCGTTAGTTTCAACCTTTGCAATAGCCCTTAAAAATTCCCTTTCTTTATAGTCTGCTGCTGGTTCTTTGGGTTGCCCCATTTCATCAGGTTTAGGAACGTTTAAAGAGTCTATAGACATTATTGATTTATTTAATTTGTGAGCTGCCGAAGTAGAAACCAACGATAGCGAGTGCGGTTTGTCTTATTTCTGGTAAGATTACAAAGCCTTGAACGGTTTCCCATTTAACGCTCTTAAAGAACCCTAGAAAGCCTCCAGTATCTCTGGCAACACTGACACCCACATCTGTCCATGCGAACACGAACGGGGCAACTACGATGGCAAAGACAGTGGAGACCACTAGGAATCTACGAACTAATACACCGCCATCACGCTTGGCAGCTGCATCAGCCGAGGCATCAGCGGTTTGCTGGGACTTAATCATACGCTCAAACTGACGAGCTTGATTTTCCATCTGCGTACCAATGAGCTTCATTACGAAGCCACTGAGTCCTCCTCCGAGCATTGCTATTAGTTCTGGTGTCATGATTACATTACGTTGGAGTGACGGAGACGTTCAGCAACACGGTTACGGTATGCTGGGTCTGATTGATAGCGAGGGTCGCTCATAGCCTCTTTGACTTGTGCAGTTGATCGGAAAGTTTCCGA